ACGGCGGTGGTGCTTCTATTGCTAATCGTGGCTCAGGTGGCGGCGGAGGTTGTTGTGGTGCTGATAACTGGGTGACTTCTGGTGGCGGCTCAAGTGGTTTAGTAGTTATAAGATATTTAACAGGTAATTAATGGCCCATTTTGCTCAATTAGACGAAAATAATGAAGTTGTAAGAATTATTGTAATTAATAATGAAGACATAAATGATCCAGATAATACAAGAGGTTTACTTGCTGAATCAGAAGGAATACAATTATGTAAAACTTTGTATGGATCAGATACAAACTGGAAACAAACTTCTATAAATGATAATTTTAGAGGTATGTGTGCTATTGAAGAGGGCACTTATAATGCTGAACACGATAAATTTGTTGGTCCTGGAATTGAATTAGACGAAAATGGAGACTATATATCGCCAGATGATTAATATTAGATAGTGAAAAAATTATCTATTATTGGTAAAGGCACCGCAGGAATATTAGCCGTAAATCACTTTGCTAGTTATACAAATCCTGATGAACTAGAAATAGAGTGCTACTACGACAGTAGCAAACCAGAGCAAACAGTAGGAGAAGGAACTACTGTGGACTTTCCAGAAACACTTAACAACACACAAGGGTTAGAGTTCCACGACATATTTAAATTATGTAATGGAAATTTTAAAACAGGAATACACTACATAGGTTGGGGGAAAAAAGATTATATGCATACTTTTCCTATGCCTAATGTATCTATACATTTCAACGCAGTAATGTTGCAAAAACTTATACTTCAAAAAAATAAATCTAGAGTAAAATTTATAGACAAAGCAGTTACTCACAATGATATAAATTCTGATTTTATTTTAGATTGCTCTGGTAAACCTAAAGACAATAAAGATTTTTATAAAGCTAAATATATACCGGTAAATTCTGCTTTAGTCTATCAATGCAAATGGAATTATCCTAAGTATTCTCATACACTTTGTATTGCAGGTAAATACGGTTGGATTTTTGGAATACCATTACAAGACAGAATTAGCTTTGGTTATTTATACAACAAAGACATAAACACAATAGAGGAAATTGACAAAGAACTTTTAAAGTTAATTGATCAGTATGAAGAAACGCCTAATGAAAAATATTTACATTTAGAATTTGATAACTATTATCGCAAAGTTAATTTTACAGAAAATATTGGATATAACGGAAACGCTAGTTTTTTCTTAGAGCCAATGGAAGCAACTAGCATAGCAACTATTGACGATATTAATAGATACACTTTTGATATTTTGTTTAATAGAAATGAATTAGATTTTGTGAATAATAAATATAATAAATGGTTTAAAGAAGTTCAAGACATTATTACTTTGCACTATTTAGCAGGTAGTAAATACAATAATAAATTTTGGAAACACGCTAAAAAATTAGCTGAAGATTGCTACAACGATAAATCTCAATT